TATGTTCGGAGACCCTGCAATCGTTATTAAATGGTGCAATATGTATTTAGCTATTGAACCTGACGGTTGCACTCACAGTTGATAAAGGGGAGGCCCTAGGTAATACTGGGGCCTCTGCTGTATCAATTGGAGGAAAGTAGAAAATGAAGTTAACACCCATCGGTAGTAATAAAACGCAAGTGACATTCGACCTACATAATGGTCCTATGCACATTTTGTTTAGCTATGAAACACCAGTGGCGGCCATGCTGCCCAGTGGTCGTTTCCTACGCACTAAGCAAAAATATTCGGTTACCACTAGCAAGCACATTAACCAGTGGTTAAGAGCAAATAACGCTGGTGAAGCTGAATTAGTCCCACAATCACGAATAGAGGAATTAGTAAAATGATTAATGAACCACAAGGCGCAACCCCAGTAGAACGGCCAGTGTTAAATGCACTGGTTAACCTTGCACTAGCAGACACTGGCAACTCCGTTAGTGTCTCTATTGCTGGTGAATACGAATACGAAGTTAAGAACTCTAGGGACCCTCAGGAAATCCTGAGCAATATGGCCCTAGGTGACGAGGACGAATTTCTTATAAAGGATTCAAACAATAGCCAATTAGCTTGGTTCCTACTTATTTACAACAATGGTTCCGATTATGACCCAATGGTGGTTATTAGTGACTATTCCGCTAATGACTATGCAGAGGGTATTTGGAACACCTTAAATGAAAATTTTGGGGAGTAGACTAATGAAGTACCACGGTAAACCTTCGGACTACTTTATGACACACGAGGAAATAGCTAAGGCCCTAGGCATATCTAGGGCTCAAGTTCAAGTAATAGAACGTAATGCTTTGAAAAAAATTAGGGCATATGGTAAACTTCAACGGTACGTTGGTGCAAAGGAGAGGTAACAATGTCAAAAGAAAGTTGGGAATACTGGCACGATGATTACTATGACCAATTAGAGTCAGACGATGAAGAAACATTAGACGACCTAGAGGAGTGGAAAAAGGCTGAACAAGTAGTCATTGATAAAGTTATAAATAAACTTAAGGGTGACTACTATGGTTGAGCAAATGCTGCCACCGGACCCCCAAGAAATCTTTACTACAGAGGAACTTAGTGAGTTCCTCTATATGACCTCTATGATAGAGGAATACGAAGTAGAGATGTTTAGGCTTCAGGTTAAACAAAGGATAAAAACAATGACCTATTCCGAAATAGAAGAAAATTTCTTAGATATCTATGGCCCTCATTGGAGAGAAAACCTATGAGGTGTAAAGCTTGTAATAGAATCCTAGAAGACCACGAACTAACTAAGAAGGACACACATGGTGACTATATTGATCTTTGTAGCTACTGCCTTAATTCTACTTTTAATTACGGGGGAATAACCCTAGAGGAGGAAATAGATAACCCATATGGGTCATTGACAAATGACGATGATTATGATACCCTCTTCTAAAGTATTACTTAAGTAGTAACTTTAGTAGTAAACTAAAGAAGTAAACCAAAGTAGTAATACTAAAGAAGTAAACTAAAGAAGTAATCATAGTAGTAAACTACATTAGTAAACTTAGGAGTAACTTAAGTATGTCGATAGACGAAAAGAGTATCTATTTAGTGGATGGGGGTGACTACTCCATCTACTGCTTAGGCTACACACAAGCCCGTACAGTGACGAATGACATCATGAGGGCCGACCCTTGGGGTGGCATTCCGTTTGTCCTTAAACAGGACTTAGAGCTGTCCTACGACGACAAGGGCAATGTGGTTATGACCAAGTCCACATTGGACAAAATTTTATTTTTAGCAAGTGACGAACTACCGAAAGGAGAAAACCAATGACTTATGGACAACTTTTTGATTTAGTACTGAAAGCCGAAGGCCACAACCTTGACAAACCTGTAAAGATCTGCATAGAGTTTGAAGAGGTAGAAGCAACAGAAGCGCACATTCGGTTCGACAATAGCGACAAGAAAAACCCCGTACAAGACATTGTACTAACTATTTAAGTGTGTTATACTATTACTATGATGCAATGATGCTATCATAAAACGATAAACGGAGATTATTCCATGACAAATGTAATTGAAGGTGTTGTAAACTTCAGCAACGTAACTAAACACGACGTGTTCAACGGTCAGGACACGGGTGCCTTTTCCATGACAATCACAATGTCAGAGGACGACGCAACTACCTTGGCTGCACAGGGCGTTAAGATCAAGGACTACCAAGGCAACAAGCAACGGAAGTTCAAGTCCAAGTACGACATCAAGTTGTTTGACGTTGACGGTAATCCTTACCAAGGTGAAGTACCTTATAACTCTAAGGTGCGCCTTAAGTACAAGCTTGGTAATGCCCACCCGGTTCACGGAGTGGCTACTTACCTTGAGGCCGTTAAGGTACTTGAGGAAGCTGAAATGCTAGAGTCCGAAGCAGCGGACTTCTAAACAGTGGCTAAGTTTGTACGCCATGAAGGGTGTCCGAAGTGTTCGTCTTCGGATGCCCTTGCTATCTACGACGACGGCTCTACTCATTGTTTCAATGCCGTCTGTGACCATCACACACGAGGTAACAGCGTAGTGTCCATCGAAACATTACCAAAAGCCAAGCCACTTAGCATGGGTGGCGTAGTGGCCGCTATACCCAACAGACGTATATCCCAAGAAACCTGTTCACGTTTCGGTGTTACTGTGGAGTACTCCAGTACCGGGGAGATCATTAAGCATTACTACCCCTACTACAACACTGACACCAACGAAGTAGTTGCTGCAAAGGCCCGTGAAGTTAAAACCAAAGGTTTCTACACAACAGGTGACAGCACCCAAGCAGGGTTCTTTGGACAGCAACAGTGTACTACTAACAAGTACATTACAATCACGGAAGGTGAACTAGACGCCTTGGCTGTGTACGAGATGTTCAATAAGCAGTACGACGTAGTGTCCCTTCGGTCAGGCGCTAGTAATGCTGCTAAAGAAATTAAGGAACAGTTAGAGTGGCTCGAAAGCTACGAAACCGTAGTCCTTTGCTTTGACAACGACAAGGCAGGGGAAGCCGCTCTGGAACAAGTTAAGGACCTCTTCAGTCCTAACAAGTTAAAAACAGTAAAGCTACCCCTGAAGGACGCCAGTGACATGCTTATGGCTAATAGGGTTAAGGACTTTACTCAAGCTTGGTGGAATGCCAAGACCTATCGTCCAGACGGTATTATTGCAGGGGAGGACACTTGGGACGCCCTAGTAGAAAAAAGAAAGGTTAAGTCCATCCCGTACCCTTGGGAAGGCCTTAACAACTTAACAAGGGGGCATAGGCCGTATGAACTCGTTACGATCACCAGCGGTAGTGGTATGGGCAAGTCACAGTTTATCAGAGAAATTGAGCATGACTTGTTACAGCGATGCGAAGGAAATATTGGGGTGTTGGCCCTCGAAGAAGACGTACCCAGAACAACTCTTGGTATCATGTCGGTGGCGGCGAACAGGCCCCTTCACTTGGAAGAGGACACGCCAGTGGACGACCTTCGGCCCTACTGGGAGGCCACACTGGGAACAGGACGTTACTACCTATTCGACCATTGGGGGTCAACTTCTGCAGATAACCTCCTCTCCCGTGTTCGCTACATGGCAAAGGCCTTGGACTGCAGGTATGTCGTACTGGATCACTTGTCCATCGTCGTGTCTTCCCAAGAGTCAGGAGACGAACGAAAAACCATTGACGAAATAATGACCAAGCTACGCACCTTGGTAGCTGAAACAGGTATAAGCTTATTCCTCGTGTCACACCTTCGTCGTTCCCAAGGTACAGCACACGAGGACGGAGCTAAAATATCTTTGGGTGAACTACGGGGGTCACAGTCCATTGCACAACTGTCGGACATTGTCATTGGTATGGAACGTGACCAGCAGCACGACAGTGAAGAAGTAAGGAATACTTCCTTGGTTCGTGTTCTTAAGAACCGCTATACAGGACAGACAGGCCCTGCTTGTTGGTTGCAGTACGACGAAACCACTGGTAGGATGTCTGAAGTACCTAATCCAAACATAGGAGCGGACTTCTGATGAATTCAGTATGGCAAGTACGTTTTCATAATCCGTTTGAATGGAGTTGCTATGATGTTCTTTTTGAAGGATCAGAAGAGGAATGTCATGTTTTTTTACTAACTGATAGTGAGGAACACGGCTTAAGTTTATACCATCCTGACATATCCATAAATAAGGTTGCTCTAGATTGATTTACCTTGACTTGGAAGCTGACGGTCTAGACCCTACGACTATCTGGTGTGTTGTTACACGGGAAAACGGTGTTAGTACCGTACACACCACCCCAGACACCCTCTGTGAGGCCCTGAGAGGCTCTGTGAGCGTTTGTGGACATAATCTAATAGGGTACGACCTCCCTGTTCTAAAACGCCTCTGGGGGCTTTCTATAGCCTCTGAGAGGGTAGTGGATACTTTAGTACTTTCACGTCTTTTTGACCCTAGTAAGTCAGGTGGTCATTCCTTAAGGAACTGGGGGAATGAGTTGGGCTTTCCAAAGGGTGACCACTCTGACTTTTCTTGTCTGTCACAAGAGATGATTGACTACTGCATACAGGACGTAGCAGTCACTGAAGCAGTGCATCAGCAGCTTACAAAGGACATGCAGGAGTTTTCTGAGGACTGTATCAAGCTCGAACATCAGGTTCAGTTTGTCATCCAACAGCAGGAACGCAACGGCTGGCTCTTGGATCAGCGTTTAGCTAATGACCTTTGTGCAACCTTTAAGGAAGGCATGTATGCCATTGAAGCCGAACTACAAGAGATGTTCCCGCCCATTGTCGAAGAAAGGTACTCTGAGAAGACAGGGAAAAGACTTAAAGACAAAGTTACAGTTTTCAATGTTGGGTCCAGACAACAAGTTGCAGAAAGACTTGCAACTAAGGGTGCGAAGTGGAACCAGACGACGCCAAATGGAAAGCCTGTTGTCGATGAGAAGACGCTTAGAGAGAATGAACACGTCCCGGAGGCTGCAAAGGTTCTGGAGTACCTTACTCTTCAAAAGCGATATGCGCAGGTACATTCTTGGTTAGAAGCTGTGCAGGACGACGGTAGGGTCCACGGTCGTGTCATTAGCAACGGTGCTGTTACAGGCCGTATGACACACCAGAACCCTAACATGGCCCAAGTACCTGCCAGTCATAGCCCTTATGGACACGAGTGCCGCTCCTGCTGGACTGTGCCTGAAGGGAAGAAGCTAGTAGGTTTCGACGCTAGTGGCCTTGAGCTACGAATGTTAGCCCATTACATGAACGATAAGGAATTTACTAATGTCCTCCTCACCGAAGATATTCACACACGAAATCAAATGGCTGCAGGGTTGGAAACAAGACCTCAAGCAAAGACTTTCATCTACGCTTTCCTCTACGGAGCTGGAGATGCCAAAATCGGATCTATCGTTGGAGGAAGCGCAAGTGATGGTGCAGAGCTTAAACAACGATTTCTACGAAATACACCTGCTCTTAACAGTTTACGAGAACGGGTTGGTAGAGCTTCTGGGAGAGGCTATCTCAGAGGACTCGATGGTCGTAGACTTAGAGTCAGATCAGAACATGCTGCATTAAACACTTTGCTACAAGCCGCTGGTGCTATCGTTATGAAGAAGGCATTGGTCATTCTTGACGACTACGCACAGCAATGGAAGCTTGACTATAAGTTCCTAGGCAACATACATGACGAGGTTCAGGCCGAAGTGGTCACTAACCATGCAGACAAGTACGGATGGTTGGCTGTGGAATGTCTGAAGGCTGCGGGGGTAGCCTTTGACCTAAGATGTCCTCTGGACGGAGAATACAAGGTAGGTACTACATGGGCGGAGACTCATTGACACAACAGCTTAGTTTTCTAGAGGACGACCATTACGACTTAGGTAATGGAGTAAAGGAGTGTAGTAAATGTAAGTACTTACTACCACTACAAGCGTTCTCTAGACATTCTGGGGGGAATTACTTACGACCGGAATGTAAAAAGTGTAATAATGAATTAAGCAAAGTTAGGGAAAGACTCAAGGACAAGTACGGCACAGCACCTGAAGGTCATATATGTCCTATTTGTTTAAACGATGAAGAAGCAGTGGACGGTAAAGGAAATACTAAAAACGGTTCTTGGGTTTTAGATCATTGCCACGAAACAGAGGAATTTAGAGGCTGGCTATGTCACAAATGTAATAGATCATTAGGCGGTTTTGATGATAGTATAGAAACTTTACAAAGAGCGATAGACTACTTGGAGCAGTCGGAATGAAAAACATTTATACGTTAGTGAACGACATCTACAACTTGGTAGAGACTAAACAAGTACCCGAAGGTGTGGACATAGAGGAATGTATTGAGACCTTTGGTGAAGGCGTTAAACAACTTATGCGTAACGAGTTTACTAGGAAGCGTGACGACTCACGTAAGCTACGCATGTCCAACATAGGCCGCAGTGATCGCTACCTTTGGAACGTCTGGAATGACGTAGAGAAGGATGACGACATGCAGGGTCATACGTACGTTAAGTTCCTCTATGGACACCTTATAGAAGAACTACTCCTTTTCTTATCACGAGCAGCAGGACACGAGGTAACTGATGAACAGAAAAAGTGTGAAGTTAATGGTATTACAGGCTCTATGGACTGTAAAATTGACGGCATTGTCACAGACGTTAAGTCTGTTTCAACTTATGGGTTCAGGAAATTCAAAGACGGCACTTTGGCTACTGATGATCCGTTTGGATACATTGCGCAAATTAAGGGATACGCGAACGCAGAGGGAGCTTCACGTTTTGGATGGTTAGCAATGGACAAACAGAACGGTCACCTTACGTATCTTATGTACGATCAAGAAGACACCCAAGCGCCTATCTATGAACACATAGGGTACGACATAGGTGACCGTATCAACCACATTAAAACAATGGTAGAACAGCCAGAGCCACCTAAGCATTGTTACCAGCCAAAAGAAGACGGCAAGAGCGGTAACATGAAGCTGGACACTGGTTGTTCCTACTGCGCATATAAGAAGAACTGTTGGCCTGAACTTAGAGCCTTTGCTTACTCGTCAGGACCACGCTATTTAACAGAGGTACACAATGAACCGAAAGTCCCGGAAATCGAAATTTAGAAGCACGTTCGAAGACGATGTCAGCAAGATACTGAAGGATTTTGACTATGAACCTTTCACTGTCCCCTACACTATTTCTAGGACTTATCGTCCTGATTTTGTCGATCCTAGCGGTGTATGTCTTGTTGAATGCAAAGGATATTTCAGAGACGGAGACACGAAAAAATACACCAGCATCAGGGACTCACTCCCAGCAGGACAAGAGCTAGTGTTTGTCCTAATGCAGCCCAACAAAAAAATAAGAAAAGGTGCCAAAATGACTATGTCCCAATGGTGTGACAAAGAAGGTATTTTGTGGTATAATATAGATACACTACAGGAGTTAATTGACCGTGTCTCTAACACTTGAAGAAATTAAGGAACGTCTGCTTAAGTCCTACGACCCTGATGATCTTTTAGAAGCTTTAGAGATAACTTCGGAACAGTTATTAGAACGCTTTGAAGACAAACTAATTAACAGACTTGACGTGTTTGAAGAGGAACTGGAGGATGAACAACTTGAGTATTGACGACGCAACCCCTGCTGAATGGGACGGTATTTCTATCTTAGCAAAACCAAAGAAGTCAGACCCTGTGGAACAACCTGACCATTACAACAAGGGAGCAATCGAAGCTATTGAAGCAATCAAAGCGTCCATGCCTGAACACGAGTTCAAGGGCTATCTTAAGGGAAACGCTTTGAAGTACCTCTGGCGCTACGACTACAAAGGGAAACCAGTGGAGGACTTACGTAAATGCCGCTGGTACATTGAAAGACTGATTCAAGAGGTAAACCAATGCTAGAGTTTTTACTACTTGCTGCCGTTTGTTTTGGATTTGGTTATATTATTGGGCACCATGTAGGATCTGAAGGAGATTAAAATGGACGCATATCAACAGTACATACACAAGTCACGGTACGCTCGTTACCTACCAGAGGAGCAGCGACGGGAGACTTGGGAAGAAACCGTAAACCGCTACTTGAACTACTGGTGTGACCGTGTAGAACTCAATGAGTTTGACCAGAGTGAGATCTTCCAGAGTATTCATGAGTTGGACGTAATGCCGTCCATGAGAGCACTCATGACTGCTGGAGAAGCACTGGACCGTGACAATGTAGCAGGGTTTAACTGCTCTTATCTGCCTATCGACCATCCTAAAGCATTTGACGAAATGATGTACGTCCTAATGTGTGGTACTGGTGTGGGCTTCAGTGTGGAGCGTCAGTACGTTAGTAAATTACCAGAAGTAGCAGAGGACTTTCATGATACCGATACAGTTATACATGTCGCCGACAGCAAAATTGGATGGGCTAAAGCTTACCGGGAACTTATTAGCTTGTTGTATTCAGGTCAACTTCCAAAATGGGACATCTCTGGAGTACGACCTGCAGGGGCAACCCTTAAGACCTTCGGAGGTAGAGCGTCTGGTCCAGAACCTCTTGTCGATTTGTTCAACTTCACAGTCAGCGTCTTTCGGGAGGCTGCTGGACGTAAACTTAGCTCCATCGAATGTCATGATCTCTGCTGTAAGATTGCACAGATCGTCGTCGTCGGCGGTGTACGCAGGTCCGCTCTCATCAGTCTGTCTAACCTCACTGACGATAGACTCCGACGATGTAAGTCAGGACAATGGTGGCAAGACAACCCTCAACGAGGACTAGCGAATAACAGCGCATGTTACACAGAGAAGCCAGACTTTGAGGCGTTTTTAAATGAGTGGAAAAGTTTATACGAGTCCCGCTCCGGAGAACGAGGTATGTTCTCTAGAGTCGCAAGTCAAAAACAAGCTGCAAAAAATGAGCGACGAGATGCTACCTATGATTTTGGAACTAATCCATGCTCAGAGATCATCTTGCGGCCCTACCAGTTCTGCAATCTATCGGAAGTTGTTGTCAGGGCAGGAGATACGCTGTCAGACCTCAAACGAAAAGTACGTGTTGCAACTATCCTTGGGACTCTTCAGGCTACGTTAACAGACTTCCGTTACTTACGTAAAGTGTGGCAAAAGAACACCGAAGAAGAAGCACTTCTGGGTGTATCACTAACAGGCATCATGGATCACGCTGTGTTGTCAGGGAGGGAAGACCGTGAAAAACTTAAGGATTGGCTTGTGGCCCTCAAAGAGGAAGCGATTAGTACTAATGCGGAATGGGCTGACAAGCTTGGTATTAATATTAGCGCTGCCATTACTGCTGTTAAACCTTCCGGTACTGTTAGTCAGTTGGTTGATTCTGCATCTGGCATCCACCCTAGATATGCAGATCAGTACATTAGACGAGTTAGAGCGGACTCAAGGGACCCACTCTGTCAAGTCCTAGAAGCCGCTGGAGTGCCCGTAGAGGACGACGTAATGTCACCCACTACCAAGGTATTCTCTTTCCCCATTAAGTCTCCTGACGGGGCTGTGGTGGCCTCTGAGATGGGTGCTATGGAGCAACTTGAGCTATGGGAGATCTATCAGGACTTCTGGTGTGAACACAAGCCGTCAATGACGTGTTACTACCGTGACAACGAGTTCCTTGAGGTAGGTCAGTGGTTGTACAACAAGTTCGACAAGATTAGTGGAGTATCGTTCCTCCCTTATTCCGAACATACGTACCAGCAAGCACCATATGAACCCATAGACTTAGAGACCTATGAGAAGCTGAAGGAGGAATTCCCAGAGACGATTGATTGGAACGTCTCTGAGAACTCTGACATGACGGAAGGGTCTCAACAGTTAGCGTGTACAGGCAATAACTGTGAGTTGTGACACTAGGGGCTTCGGCCCCTTTTTTATTTCAGGAGCCTATCAAACAAACCTTTCTTCTTTGGTTTAGGCCGCGCTGCTTTCGTAGGTGTACGTATACCATACTTTTCTTTTTTATCGTCTGTCAAATAACGATTTATTGCGATGCTTATAGATTTAACATCATCTAAGGCTTTATTTTCTTCTTTTGATAATTTACTTGTATCGCCCTTAACAAGATAATACTTGTTCATAGCTTTTAAATATTTACTATGATGAGAATCTTCTTCAAAAGACTGTTTAAATTCTTTTAGCTTATCTTTATTTAAGAGAGCTAACTCAACAGGACCACCACGTTCTGCTAACATGTCATTAATGATAGGCATAGAAAGAACAGCACCTTTGTGGAAAAGCTCATGAGCAAATATATCTGATTCGCTGTTTCGTTCAGCCAATCCTCTTTGCTCTAAAACATGTTGAGGAGTAAAGTAAGCAACGTCTTCTCCTCCAGAGTAAGGACTAACTGTACCTGCGCCTCTAACCTGACTGCCCATTTTATCTCGAGTAGCCTGATATTCTTGACCGGATGGCATATAAGCACCTAAGATTAAACCGTCTTTAATTTTTGGAGGACGAGTAAAGGACCTGAACTCAGTATCTTGGTTGCTTAATCCCAAGCCCATCATAAAGCCCAGAGGTGATCCCGGTCTTCCCTGCTCAGGTAGCCTGTTTAGCATATCAATAACAAACTCATCGCTAATATGAGCTTGACCCCTAGCACGATTACCATATACAATTGTTGTGTTGTTATTTTCCATACTTAGTCTTCTAGTTTTGCTCCTGCTGGCGTCTCTGCTCTTCCTTATAGATCCTCTGAATTTCTTGTCCAGCACGTATTCCTGATCTACGCAAGAAAGTTTCCATTTCTCCTAATTTACGTGAAGCTGTAGCACTATCAACGGCTCCAACAGCATTAGTCTGAAGTATTGTTTTTAAGTACTCCGGGTCGGTCACAGCCCTTGTTAACACTGCTCTGCTTTGGGCTGCAGGAAGAACGTCAAAAACTTTAGTAAATACGCTGGATAAAGTAGCAGCAAACTGCAGAGAAGCAGCACCAGAAGGTCCTACAGCTCCTGCTGTTTTTACACCAAGGAATTTAGCGATTACCTGTACAGGCGTTGTAGATCTGGAAAGCTTCTCAGCTTCTACTGATCTTCCTTCTCTTGCCAAACTTCTTGCAGCAAGTGTACTTGTCTTGTCTAAATTAGCTAAAGCTTTTCTTTGTTCTGGAGTCAACACGTCCGTAAAAGCCATGGCTAGGTGTTTGTCGCCCCTAAGTATTTTAGCTAAAGAGGCAGTGCCTCCGGGTATGTCCCTCGAAGCTACAGTAGGAACTAATGCGTCTACAATTTGTCTAATGTAAATAGTTTGAAGGCCTTGCTCTACGCCTTCTTGAATAGCTATGTTGTTGACATTCTGAAGGTCTGCTCTATTCAGTTTTCTAAGAGTCCCGTAAATATCATCAGGATTTGCCCCCAGTAACGCTGAAACACCTACAACATCTTCGTCCATCTTAGTTGCAAGACGGCCTTCTAAGCTAGAGCGGTGTTGAGCTAGAGTGTTTATTTCTACGTCAATAGCATTTAAGTCTCTTGCTAAAGTAGGGAAGCGCCGCAAAGTAGGACCATAGGACTCAAAAAACTTTTCCCTTTGTTTTTTAGTACCTTCAAAAGGAAACTTAAGAATTAAAGCTTCTTCAATAGGCTTTCTAAGACCTCTAGCAGGAGGAACGCCTTCTACACCTTGTTGCTCTGCTTCTAGTGCTCTTCTTACCTGACCGACGTTTGCTCCGGGAGACACAATCGTATTTAAAGCAACTTCAGGATCAATCCTACGGTCTCCCTGAGCGTCTAAGTTCAGGTACTTACCTAGCTTACCTCTGTTATAGTTTTGATTTATTGTACGAGTAACTTCAGTAGCAGCCCTATAGGACTCCGAATTGGGGCCTGAGTCAATAAAGTCATTAACAAGGTCGTCAAGTCTCGACAAAGCAGCTACAGTTTCCTTGTCACCATTCTTTACAGCTTCTCTTTTAGCCGCTAAGAGTCTAGAACGGTATCTTTGTAACGCTTCAAAACTATCTCTGGAATCTGGAGATTTCTTTAACGTACCGTCGTCCTTCTTGATCTGCTTACCGAAACGCATGATCTCGTCGTCACCAAACATTCCAGCAAAGCTTTTGTCACTAAAACCTTCACGCAACATTTGATTTCTTAGGCGCAAACCCATTAGTCTAAAGCGCTTTGCGTCCATTTTGACGTGCTTGTCTACGGTTGCCCACATTTGACGTTCGTAGTCTTTAGCTCTTCTATAGCTTTTTTCTAAAGCATTGGTAAAGTCTATACTTAGCTGATCCATAGTTACAGGAGACCCGTCCCTTCTAGGGACTACTCTCTGCTCTATTATGTCTGCTTGATTTTGAGCTAAGTCTATTTCGTCTTCTAGTCTTTTAATCCAATCGTTAGTTCTTGCGTTAAGAGTAGAAAGAAAGGTTTGAGTGTCTCCAGCAGCGGAAGCCTCAAGTTGATCTATGATTTCTTCCGATACTTGGTCTTGATTACGTCCTAAGATGTTGTGGATGTTGGCATCATTAGCAGCAGCCGCTGAAAAAACCCTCATAACACCGGGATCTTCTGTAAGACGTGCAGCGTCTATCTGTGTTCCTGCAGGAAGAGCAGACTCTACGACTAATTGGTTTTTACTTAGGTTTTCTATTGCTTGGTTCAAGTCTTGAGCTTCTTCAGTAAAAACATTGCCTACACGAAGTTCTGCCCCGGACCTAGTAAACTGTCCAGCAGTGTCTGAAATAAGCTTAGCTGTTCCAAAAGCCGCTGAAGGTATTACTCCTCCAGCAAAAGAAGCTGCCATTTCTCCAAAAGGACCTGCTCCTTCTTCTCTAGCAATAGAAGCAGGTACTCCTGCAGCAGTAGATACTGCGGTTTCCAAACCTACAGCACCGGGAGTAGCCGCTGTTCTAGCCATTGACTCCAGTACAGTGTCAGGAGCACCTTTAGGCATCCTGCTAGCCAAGTATCTTTGTCCTAGTTCCTTAGCTGCAGCGCCATAACCAAAGCCCCCGCCAGCGTATTCAGCCGTTGTTTGAAACATGCGTTCTGTAGGGCTGTCTACATAAGGAGACGTTGTTAAAGGCAGTCCAAATACTTTTGTTGATAGGCGGTCCAAAGCTTGACTGGGCGTACCTCCCGTAGGCAAGTCAAACGCCTGTAGTCCTGCATTAACCACATCAAAGGGTAAGTCCGCAAGGGAAAGAACCCCTCTGTTTAGGCCAGAAACTATAGCGTTTGCTAATCCCGCAAGGTCTGTCTTTTTAGCACGAAGGTCTTCTATTACAGGACTTTCTTCAACCGTTTTACCTGAAAGTCCTCTGTACTCTGCAGCAAGAACAGACAGGTCGTCTAGCATTTGCTGTTTCTTTACAGGGTCTGTTTCAGCTTCAATCATAGAGTCAAGGCGCTGTATTCCCTGCTCTAAGTCTTTTTTAGTAGCCATATTTTATCCTGTTAGAGGTTCCACTTATTTAAGATTGAATCTACTGGGTCTGCTTTAGAACCGGAACCAGTATCTAAAAGACTGTCGGTATACTTTTTAACTACTTTTTTCATGCTTCCCGGTCTGTCACTTCGGAGTAAATCATAATCTTCGTCTGTCAGTGTTATATTGCCAGCTTCTAAGGCTTCAACTCTGGCGTCTGCAGGAGTTATTTCTCCAGCCGTTAGTTTAGCGTTAATATTTGTTAAAGCCGCCGCTGCAATAATCTTGTGCACCATAGATTTAGGAGATACAAAATCTTTAAAGGTTATGTTCACCATGTCAGTATATCTTTGAATCTCGTTTTGTTGGACAGCAGCACCTGAAGTAAAACGAACCAAAGCTTCTCTAACGTAGTTTCTGTACCCGTCTAAAGCTTCAGTAGCGTCTGTACTTAAAGGAGAAACAGAAGAAAGTAAAACATCTCCCTGTAAATTACCAAACGTGTCTAGTTCATTAATAAAACGATTTGTTGCTCCAGCAGCAAAACCTAAAAAGGTTGTTGATCTGTTTTCTGCTCTAAACTTAGGCACTGAACCTTCAGCAGTAACTTTAGGTGCTGCTATTAAACCTAGCTCACTAGGTAAAGCCCATTTACCGTCTTTAAAGACTTTAGCGCCTTTTGTAGCCAACATTAAAACTTCACCTGTTTCGGCGTTTTGGTAGCTTTCGTTTTTAGAGTCTTCCCCTCTCATAGCAGCCAAAGCTTCTAAAGGTTTATCGTTGTAAAAACCGTCTTCTATGTCGTCAATAATTTCTTGAGGGGCGTTGTAAGACCTAGCACGATTAGCCATAGCTTTTGCCGTTGCTTTTTCCCCTGCTTTTTCTAAAGCACTAATGGATTGAGCTTCGGCTACGTTTTGAACTAAAGCTTGAAGACCTTCTCCATCATCGGCAAACACCTTTATCATGTCTTGGGATATACCAAGGTTTGTGGCCGCAGCAGTGCTTGTGTCTATTAGCTCTTTATCTTGTTGAAGTCTCATTTCCTCTGCTAAAACAGATTGACGCATTTGCTCAAGTTGTTGTGGAGAGGCGTTAGCGGCAGTTTTTGCTAGGTTTTCAAAACCCTTTAGTTTTCCTGCTCTTTCTATAATGTTAGATCTTAAACCTTCGATAGCAGATCTAGTTGTTATCTCTTTTGTTAAGTCTCTAGAAGCTGAGGCGGCTTGCATAGCTTCAGGATACTTACCTTGTGTTTGATAAAACTTTGAGAGTTGATTAAGACCTTCTGGCGTACTTAAATCTAAACCAGCAAGCATTCCTCTTTGTTGAGCCATACCAATTTGTTGGCCTACAGACTGAAAAGCCTCAAACAAACCGGGGACAGGCTGTGTTGCCTGTGCTAAAAAACTCTGTCCAAATTTAGCCATCTTATTTGCCCTCTAGATTTCCAAATGCCCCAGCACCGCTCAAGAGACCAGCACCTGCTGTCTGCAACAGTCTTGCTCTACCTAAGTCGCCAGCCAATAGCGCTTCAATACCAGAAGCAGTGGCCTCACCAAAGAGTCCTGCACCTGTCAACTGTGCTTGCTGTTGCATACCAGCAGCAGTCATGCCGGGCTGTAGGGCACCAATGAGTTGCGCTTGTGGGATGTAACTAGCACCTAAGTACTGTTGTCCTAACTGGGCTTGCTGCATTTGTTCTGCTTGAGCTTGCTGCATAGCGCCTAACATAGCTCTGTTACGTGCTTCTTCCTGAGCTTGTGCCAAAGCAAACTGCTCAGGCGCTCCTCCGTACTGTGCCGTACGCAGACCTAGGCGTCCCTGAGAAGCCAAACGCTCTTCCATAGCTAACTGCTGACGACGTTCTTCTGGGGACATTACGGCCCTCATACGCTCATATATAGCCGCCTCACGCTCCCCTGTAGGCATCTGTGCCTGTTGGAAGAACTGACCTGCTCCTCCAAACATCCCCTGTTGAAACGCTTGTTCTTCTGGGGACATAGCCATAGAGTACGTAAACTGACCCGTAGTGGGGTCCTGCGTTATTCCAAACTGACCACCAGTGCCTGTGGTTACAGTGTAAGGTCTAAAGGCCGTCTGTTCTAGCTGAGTTTGAGCAAGGTCCTGCCCAAGTTCCAGCCCTCGTTGACCAAAGCCTTCTAAGTCTTCGTAAGCTTTGTACAGAGCAGCAGCTCCGGCAGCTCCGCCAAGAAGACCTCCGTTATTAGTGAAAAAATCCCTAACGTCTTTTAAGTCCATTCTTTGTCTCCGTTAAACCGTTTTGCCCAGTAAGGCTAATATGTTAATTTCTTGTATTGATAAAGGGTTACCGTCAATGTCTGCTTCTACTCCTATAACTACAGTAGAGCCATTCCCGGTAGCATTTAAAGACTTGCGTACAACTAGAGTACCTCCTGTGTACTGGTCTATGTTGTACTGTGAAACACCAAATTCAGAAACAGGGCTAGACCCTATAGTAAAGTTAGTTGTTCTGTAAGTAGTGTCAAAGTCGTAAGCAAATTTAACAAAAGCCGTTGAGTCACTACCACCTACAATTGTCGGTTGTATTTTCTTAATAAACTTAAGTTTAGACACGTCACCAAAAGTAAGACTAGGGCTGTAGTATTTGAAACGATAAGAGTCACCTTTGTCAGTGTATCCTTTGTACTCACTGATGCCGTCAGTAGTGCCTACGTACAACGTACCGTCTTCTAAACGAGCGTAGGACGTAAACACAGAATAAGGCCAACGAGTTACCCTAAGAGAACCGTCTTCCAATGTACCTCTTAGGTCAAAACAGTAAGTAGTCTTTCGATCTACAAAAGTCAATAGATAAAAGCTTTCTTCAGGGCTGTAAATAGATCTAAATTGAGTTTCGCTTTGTAGTAGTTGAATAATGTCTTTAGTTATTGTCTTGGACAAAGAGCTAATAGGCATTGACTTTTCACGTATAGTTCTACCAAAGCTGCGTAGACCCGTGTGCGACAAGAAGATAACGTCAGTGCCCGTGTGCTGCACGGTGTCACGATCAACACAACCTACGCCAGCTATTGTATCGGCTAGAACCATTGTTGCTGGGGCTTCTGCTCCTTGGTACACAACAATACTGTGCTTACCAAAGATAATTAGAAGGCCGTTGTGGGCAGCTAGGGCAACAATCTCGTCGTACCCGTCAGGCCATACCTTAGCAATATTAATGCTACCACTAGTGCCGCCAGACCAGTCATTGCCTATTAATAGGTCTGACCAGTAAACAGTAGACTTGTCTCCGGACATGTCAGCAGTCCAGAGTCGTCCATAAGCAGACAACACTTCGTTACCGTACTGAGCAGTAGTTACGCCCGACAGTAGGCTAAGTGTTGTACCGTCGTACACAAGGGGCTGTACACCTCGTTGAAAGAAGTACGCCTTGTCGTTAAAGTTTACTATCTTCCAGTTGTCACTAGTAATTGTAAGGGACGAAGAGATGTCAACCAGTGTTTCTGTTCCTGTCATAACTTTATTGTTACCGACAGACAGCACTACGTTGTCCCCTACGTTTCTTTCAAACTCGTGCATGTAACGAATAGTTTCAGAGCCTAACTCTGTCTTGTCCGTTGTAACAACCTCGTAGCCCTTACGTGCAGCAATACGACCACGCTTGTCAATAACTGCATTGTCAGCTATCTCAGCAAACGAAGGGTCTTGAGCAATAGGAGAATCTTCAGTGTTGATTCCTCTAAACGCTGGTGCTACAAGGCTTACACTACGTAGTTCTTGGGCCATATTAAATAGTCCTAAATACCATCTCTTCTGGGTGCTTTGCTGCGTCAATAGCAATAGCGTCGGACAAGTACTTATCAGCAATAGTAAAGTACTCAGCAGTAGAAGTACCGCCTGTTTCGCCACGCTCACGAGCCAACAATGCTACAGCCAAGTGGATTACAGGCTTCTCAGGTACAAGTAGCTTGTCGTCGTTAGCAACTAAGTCTGCCTGTCTCTTGACAACGTCAAACCTAAGTGTCTGAGCAGCAGTAGGACGAGGACTTACGAGTACCTGAGTGTCACCGTTGCCGTCTAGACCATCAAAAGTGTAGTACCGTGGGCCGCCTTCCAGTACGTCCTTAAGGTACAACTGCTCGTTAAACCAGTCCTTTGTTTGATAAGCTAAGTAGCAGTTATCAGTGTCATTTAAGGCTGACATTACTTTTACGTTGTCGCCACAACCGCTAAGAGCATAAGAGTTTCTATCGGCAGTGGTAAAAACACCTACTGTAAATCGTAATGCAGACCAGTCGTTAGACTCTTCTACGTGTGTCTTAGCGTCATTAATGAAGTCCCCTACCATCTTTGCGTAGGTAGACTCAGTAACACTAGTTACTTCCTCTTCACGCAAACGACGTAGCACGTTGTTCATTATGTTTAAATACGTCATGCAAGCATTCCTCTAGGTGGCTTTGAGCTTCTCTGTATTAGTTCTGTTAGCTGTTGTAGCGCTAAGTTTTGTTGACTTCCTCCACCAAGGGCTTCTACTATTCCGGGAGATTCGTAGGAAAGTTTGGGGTCTTTGTCAGCTACTCCTACTACACCACCTCCGCCTAACATGCCGCCACCTAAGGACAATCTAGGTAGGTCAGGAGTGTCTATACTGGGCAAGTCTGGTCCAGTTATTGTAGCAAACTCCGGTGTTTCTCCATGCGGAAGTTGTTCTTTGATGTAGTCCGCTGCTTGGCCGATAGGTCTAACTACGTCTCTTACAAAGTCTTCAGTTTCTCTTCCAATTTCTCTTAAGCTTTCAGGAAGACCAAATAATTCAGCGTCTAAATCAAAAGCTCTGGTTGGGTCTAGGAATGACAGACTACCGCCTTCGTCTAAATAGTCTCCTATCGCTCCTAATACGTCAGTTGTTTCTAGGTTTCCTTCAAAAGCTGCGTTTACAGCAGTGTCAATAAAAGGGCTTAAGGACTCAATAGGAATTGTTGTTGTTTTGTCGTCAAAAACATTTGGAATTTCTACTTCGTCTCCAAGGATGTTACTAAGAGCGTTTTTGATTTGGCCCGATGTGTAACCTTGTACTGCCCCTAGAGCAATGTCTTCTATGTCACTACCAGTAACAGTGCCGTTAATAACGCCTTCAACAATGTTTGTTGTTTCAGCTACGGAAAGACCTGTTGTTGTAGCAAGTTCATTAATAGCGTTGGACGCTGCCGTACCTGTAAGCTCTCCAGCTTTTATAGCGTCTGCTACTCCTCCAACGCCACCCATGATACCTGCTGTAGCTAACTGTCTAGCGTCTACAGAACCTGTAGCTATACCTTGAGATATAGCGCTTCCAAGGGTGCTGTTTATGGCTCCTTGTAAAAAAGAACCAGCAGTAGTAGCTGCGGCGGTTCCTCCTGCTGCTCCAACAGTAGCTCCTCCTGCAGTTGTTACGGCAGAGCCTGTTGCTGTTCCTGCAGCAGCTCCTGAAGCACCTGTTAAAGCTTCTCCCAGAGCAGGACCAGCGTAATAACCCATAGCTACGCCCATAGCCATTTTAGCGTAGTCACCCAGAGTGACTTTGTCTTCGTCTTGGGTCTTTACGTAAGCTGACCCGTTCCAACGAAACTTGTCACCTGTTTCGCTGTAGACAGTGTCGCTAATGCCGTACTTTTGTAACAACGCTTGGTTAGCATCAGAGTTAACCCAGTTTTCGTAAGCACCGCTTTGGGCACCTGATTGTTGTCTACGTAAGTTCGTAAGGCTTTGACCGGGGTCACTAGGATCAATAGTTAGATCAGCGTCACCCTCAAAGATCATTTGCTGGTCCTCAGTAAAACCAGCGTCGGCTTCTGCCCAGTTACCTACGTCGTAGTCGCCTGACTGAATCAGCTGCTCACGTTCAGTCATGTACGAAAGGTAGTTGTCAAAACTTCCAAACTGTTCTTGCAAACGGTTGGTTGACTCAAAGTACTCCTGAAGGTCTTCTACAGTTGCTTCTTCGTTAAGCCCCCGTTGCTCATAGAGGTAGTTAGGATTACCTTTGCCTTTTTCTGCGCCTTTAAAAAAAGTAAATGTTTGTGCCACTGCGTACTCCTTCTACTTTTTCCAGTTAGCCAGACCACGTAGCCCAAACGATGCCGCTACAGCAGCGCCTAAGAAAGCCTTGTACCACTCAGGCATAGCTTCTAAGACAGCAAACCCGTCCATAACAATAGGAACCATACTAGGAAAGAACGCTAGTACACACGGTATCGAAAACAACAGTGTGAACCACTCGTCTTTCCAAGAGTTGGCTGCGTTGTTAGCATGGATGTTTTCCCAGTTACCGTCCTGCTGAATAGCTACCATCTTAGCTTCGTGGACAGCCTTCTTCTCTTCAGCTTTACGTTGGAAGTAACCACCAATAAGATCTGCTACTGGACCAATAAGCGTTTGAATCATCGGATGTACTCAGCAAATACAATAGCACCAAGGATAAAAGGGTACAAAGCAAAGACAGCTTGACGGTTACTAGCGATGTCCTTAGTTGCTGTATCAAGTTGACGTTGAATCATTTCGTAGCGAACAAGGCATTCCTTTTCGTGTCCTTCGATCCTTGCTAATAATTCTTCTGTTCTGCTCATCCTTTAATTTCCCTTATTACCGCCGAAACTAAACCAAAAGTTATTATTGAGAACACTATACCAAACAAAGCTAAGAACATGTTTTCCTTTAGCTCTTGTTGTCTGTATACAGTGTCTTGCCTCTGTTGTACTATTTTTCTTTTCAACTCACGAAACTCACGTAGACCGTCGTCACCGTAGGCGTACCGAATCATTAACATGATCTCTCGTTGTTGCTCTTGTATCTTCTTCTTTCGTGCAAAAGCTTTTATTGCCTCTGCTTCTACACTCTTGCTAAAAACTATTTTCTTAAATGGTGATACTTTGGCTGCTTTCTGTTCCTGATAGAGAACATCACTAGCATGTCCGTACCACGTAGCTATTTGCCCCATCGTGTCTTCTACTGAGCGTCCAGCCTGAACCATCCCCTGCACCATAGCAAAGGCTTTGGTTGCCCCAGCAATGGCAGTTATAGGGTCGATCATTACGTGGCCTTATAAGAAATACTTACGTAAATGTTACTAAAACGATCTTCTGCCATGTTCAGTCCTTAAGGTGTAAGCTCAATAAAGCCGTTTTGACCCACAAGGAAAACATAGGTTTTACCGCTACCTGCTCCTGTTTTAGTAACAGTGCTACCTGCCTCAAAGTCACCACTTAGGACAAGATCATTAGCGTCTACTGTTTTTCTAATGATAAAAGTTTTACCTAAGTACTCATCAATGTTTGCTAGAGTGGGCATAGTGACTGTAACTGACCCACCACTAGTGTTAACATCAAGTGTTTCCAACAGGTGTGTCCAGTTAGTCATGTCAAGGTTAGAAGTAATTGTTGACGTTTGACCAGAGCCTCTAGCTAAATAAGCCCCTGCGTACAAAGAAGAACCAGTAAAGCCTACAACTTTGTTTACGTCAGGGAAGTCTGTAGGACCAGTAGTTACGTCTGGGAACCAGTTTGTATTAGTTAAAGTAGTAGGAGTAGCTACATTACCAGAAGTGTCCACAACGACACCGTAAGGGAACGCCCCTGAAATATTACGGTAACGGAAGGAGCAGTTGTCCATAGAAAGACGTAAGCAGTCCTTGTACTTTAATACTGCACCGCCACGGTAGCCCGAAGCTAACTCAAAGAGCATACCGCTGAAGCTGGTGTTGACAATCTTTACGTTGTCACACTTGTCGTCTGCTGTAGTGCCCGTGTTGTCTCCACATACGATATGTGCTTTACTAACGTTGTCAGAAACAAAGAAGCAACTGTCAATAGTAATGTTGTTAGCACGTTTGTGGACTCGTAAATCATAGTCTCCACTTTGGTTTTCAAACCAGCAGCTAACTACACGAACATTTTGACTCAAACCAAAGTCCATACCGTTGAGACAACCTGTAGCCTGACAATGTGAAAACGTAGAGTTTGTAGAAGCAGTAAGAACAAGGCCTGTCTCAAGTGCGCCGCTGATGTCACACTGCTCCCAAATGTCAGCCTCAGTTCCGTTAATTTGTACTGCTACTGAACCACCTGAAATTCTTAAGTTGTGGTAGCGATTAAAGTAACTACCACTTCTGTTATTTACGTCAGTTCTGTCTACACGAATGACGTTACCCCGTGAAGGGTCGTCTGGGTAAACATTAAGTACAAGGTTTCTTAACTCCGCTTCTGACTGTGCACATTCAATGTGTACTAGAGTGTCAGTAACACTGTCACCCTTCATACTTAGGTCTTGTACAACAGTACCTCTAGTTACGTTGTTGTCTCCCGGCTCTAAGTCGTTACCCATCTTAAACAAAGGACCAGCACCTAGTGTTTCTAGGAGAGTGCCCTTGTACATGTTGACAGGGTTTCCTCCTGACTGTACTGCTTGAATTTGCTCAATAGGTACAGGTTTTTCACCCTTTAAGTACACACGGCCTTGCTGGTTGTTTACACCGCCACCACCGTTGCCCGGAGCAGGAAAACCGGGGTTTAGTGTGATGTCGTAGTGGTCGTACAAAGTAGTAACAATGTAGTGACCCTCTGGGATGTACACTGTTTTACCTGCTGCTGCTGCTGCGTTAATAGCGTTCTGAATAGCAGTAGTGTCGTCAGTAACACCGTCACCCTTAGCACCATAAGCAGGGTCCTTTACACTAATGTAGGACTTCTCCTGCTTACTAGCTACAGCGGTTTCAATGTTGTCAAACTCTACGCCAAAGTCCACACCACGAATGACTTTATTAGTGTCACCAGAAGGTAAAGAGTCCTTAGCAGCAAAGTCCGTAGTTTTTGTGTAGTCTGTCATAGCCAAACCCTTGATGGTGAATTAGGTGTTACACCGTGAGATAAGTCTAAAGCCTCTACCGTCTCACGTACAGCATCGCCCACGAGTCTTACGTTAACGTGCCAGCCCGACACAGGTGCCATCTCAGGATACTCATTGCCCTCGTCATCAGTGAGCATGGTTCCCGTTGGTTCCTGTATCGTTCCCACTACGTCAATAGCGTAGTCGTGACTGTGCGTTACAAGGTATGCGTCGCCCTCTGGTGTTTGTGTCTCATTGCCTTCCTCATCAACTACTGTCACGTAGTCTTGCTGGTAGAACGCAGACAGCACAGTCGGCATATCTGATTCAGCACTGAGACGTAAATAGAAATCCCGCTTCGGCGCGATTACTTCGTCAATTACTTCTTCTGTCATGATATTTCTTCCTATGAGGTTAAGTCGACGAGCTGGGCGTTCGTCAATCTTCGCGGGTAATACTTGATGGACTTGATATACACTGATTTATTTACAGTGTCGTTGTACGAAGATCCAATATTCATTTTTGTCACCGTTGGAAACGCACAAGATGTGTCGCTTACAGCGGTGCCTCCATTTAACGAAAGTGCTGTGCTGTCTTTTTTAACAGCCATCGCAGTTTTATTAAAACCTGCAACGGTAGTACCTCCGTCTAACTGCGCTTGCGTTGAGCCTCCATCACCAACAAATCCCTGATAGCCATCATTTACATATAAGAAAAATCTGTCGCTTGTGGTTCCGTTGCTAAAATATGCTGTTGTTGCTTGCGTCCCTATTGCATCGGCCTCTACGAAAACAGTTCCCTCACTCTGGTTATACCCAAAGTCAGCCACAG